CAGGTAATTGCTGCGTCAACATCATCATCAGCTATTCGTGGTTTCTCGATTAACTTTCTGTACCTTGATGAATTCGCGTTCGTGCCAAGAAATGTTCAGGACGAGTTCTTTACTTCTGTATATCCAACAATTATCTCCGGTAAAAATACTAAGGTTGTTATCACATCTACACCAAATGGTTTTGATTTATTCTATAAACTATGGACAAACAGTGTAGAGAATAATAACGAATATGTAAATTTTGCTGTTCACTGGTCAGATGTTCCGGGGCGAGATGAAGAGTGGAAACAAAAGACGATTGCGAACACAAGCGAGGAACAGTTTCGTCAAGAATTTGAAGCTGAGTTTATTGGTTCGCAACATACTTTACTGTCGGCTTCTACGCTTTCGAGGTTGGCATGGATAAGACCGAGGCACACACGATTAGAGGGTACTTTAAATGTCTACAAAGAACCTCATCCTGATCATCATTATTTTTGTACTGTTGACACTGCTAGAGGTGTTGGGATTGATGCTTCTGCGTTCATTGTTTTTGACTTAACAACATATCCATATGAAGTAGTCGCGACATATTCAGATAATACGGTAGATCCACTATTGTATCCCGAGATTATTTACGATGTTGTGAAAAGATATAACAATTGTTATACACTTATAGAAATTAATGACAACGGACAACAGATCGCCGACATTCTCCATTACGAGCTTGAATACGAGAATATTATACATACTAAGCATGGTGGCAGTCGTGGACAAGTTATAAATAGTGGGTTCGGTCAAGGCACATCTACTCTCGGTGTAAGAACAACCCAGTCCGTTAAAAGAATTGGTTGTGCGAATGTTCGTACCATGATCGAAAACGACAAGCTCTTATTAAATGATTTTGATCTAATAAGAGAATTCTCAACATTCATATTGAAAAACAACACTTATATGGCTGAAGAAGGTGCACACGATGATTTGGTTATGTGTACTGTACTTTTGGCTTGGGCTACCAATCAATCGTTTTTTAAGGAGTTAACAAACACAAACTTTAGGCAGAAATTACTTGATGAAAAAAATGAACATGATGTGACTTATGATTTACTTCCGTTCGGTATTATAGATGATGGTCATGGTGAAGAAGATTTAGGCGCAGAACCATTCGACCATCCGCTTTTTTATAACCATGACGATATTCGATGGTGAAAATGCGTTTTTTATAAATAATATCATAAAAATAACTCCAACCAAATAGTAAATACATAAGGAGACATACTATGCCGTTTCAAGTATCACCAGGTGTTAATGTAAGTGAAATCGATCTCACTACTATCGTACCTGCTGTGTCAACATCTATTGGTGTTGTTGCAGGTCGTTTTCATTGGGGTCCTATGAGTAAAAGAGTACTGGTAAACAACGAAGATGTTTTAGCGTCTAACTTCGGTAAGCCAGATAACAATAACTATCAAGAATGGTTTACTGCTGCAAGTTTCCTTTCTTATTCTAACCAACTTTATGTTGGCCGTGTTGATAATAATGCTAACAACGCTACATCTAGTGGTAACGATGCGCGTATTCTAAATGATGACGACTATGAAGCAAAAGATGCAGCTGCTAACTTAGGTGCACATAACTGGATCGCAAAATATCCAGGTGAACTGGGTAACTCACTCAAAGTTGCAGTATGTCAATCTGCAAACACTTGGGAATCCTTACTTTATAGGCCAACAAACCAAACTGATCCGGTACTAACTTTCACAGCTGGACAATTAGAAGCTAACACGGCGACTGCTAACTTAGCTTCTCGCGTTAGTGCTGGCGATTACCTCTATTTAGCTAACTCTACTGTTAAAATTGACTTTCAGGTGGCATCAATCACAAGTACAGCAAACGAGTCAAGGATAATTTTGGAAACAGCACCTACTACTATAGATTTAGGAGGAACTTCATCTCTTGGTATTGCAGCGAATAATGCATCATTAGTACGCCGTTGGGAATACTACGATTGGTTTGATGGTGCACCAGGTACATCAGCATATGCTGAATCAAGAGGCGGTTCAGGCGATGAATTGCATGTTGTTGTAGTTGATGAAGATGGCGATATCAGCGGTATTAAAAATACTGTGGTCGAGAGATTCCCTTTCGTTTCTCGTGCATTTGATGCTCGCAGAGAAGATGGTGAAACACAATACTACAAGTCAGCTATTAATAATCAATCAAACTGGATCTGGTGGGGTCAACATGATACTACACTAGGTCTGACCGCACAACAAGCTGCACCAGCAACCACAACATTTGTTAATAGTTCAGATTTAGGCGATACTACAAGAACATCTTTGAGTAATGGCACAACAGGTAATACTCCTACTGAAGGTCAAATCACTGATGCGTATGATTTGTTTGCAAATGGTGAAGAAGTTGATGTTTCTATCATCATGGGTGCTGATGCAACCGCGACTGTTGCTCAACACTTGATTCAGAACATTGCTGAAGTAAGAAAAGACTGTATCGTAACACTTTCTCCAGAATCAGCTGATGTTGTAAACAACTCTACTTTCTCTGGATCAGAAGTAGCAGATGTTGTTGCATTTAGAAATGCATTGAATCTTTCATCTTCTTACGGTACTATGGATTCTGGTTGGAAATACATGTACGACAAATATAACGATGTTTACCGTTATGTACCATTAAATGGAGATGTTGCCGGTACAATGGCTCGTACAGATAACCTAAGAGATCCTTGGTATTCTCCTGCTGGTTACAATCGTGGTAATATTCGTAACATTGTTCGCTTGGCATACAACCCACCAAAACCACAGAGAGACGAATTGTATAGAGCTGGCGTTAACCCAGTTGTTACTTTCCCAGGACAGGGTACAGTGCTCTTTGGCGATAAAACATTGTTGAATCGTCCAAGTGCTTTCGATAGAATCAATGTTCGTAGACTGTTTATTGTTCTAGAAAAAGCAATTTCAAACGCTGCGAGATTCTCTTTGTTTGAATTCAACGATGCATTCACAAGAGCTCAGTTCCGCAACTTGGTAGAACCATTCTTGCGTGATGTACAAGGTCGTAGAGGCATCTTTGACTTCCGCGTTGTCTGCGATGAAACAAATAATACACCAGAAGTTATTGATCGCAACGAATTTATTGGCGACATTTACATTAAACCTGCTCGTTCAATTAACTTTATTCAACTAAACTTTGTTGCTGTAAGAACTGGTGTCGCATTTGAAGAAGTTGTTGGCCAATTCTAATAAATAGTTAATAAAAACAAATAGGAGACAAAAATGGCATTTAACATTAACGACTTTTATTCATCGTTACAGTTTGGCGGCGCAAGACCAGCACTCTTTGATGTGCTGGTCACTTGGCCTGGAAGCACAATACCTGAAATTCAGTTTATGGCTCGAGCGACTACAATTCCTTCAGCGACGCTGAACGTTGTAGAACAAACATATTTCGGCCGTGCTTTGAAATTTGCAGGTAATCGTACTTTCGAAGACTGGACAGTTACTATCATCAACGATGAAGATTATACAATCCGTAGAGCTATGGAAGATTGGTCTGAATCTTTGAATGGTTTTGAAGACAACCGAAGAGATACAACTAGACTCGCTACACGGGACTATAAAGGTACTGGTACGGTTACTCACTATGGTAAAACAGGTAATATTATTGCTAGATACGAAGTTAACGGTCTTGTACCCTCTTCGGTTGCTGCAATGCCTATGGATTGGGGTACTGATGAAATTCAAACTTTTGATGTCACATTTGCTATGGACTACTGGACTACAAGAACAGAAACCTTCCAAGGTCTTAGCGAGACAACTTAATAATTCTAACTCCTCTGTTAAGTTGAAAATCAAAAGAGGGACTTCGGTCCCTCTTTTTTTGCGTGTTATAAATATATAATAGATTTCACATAGGATTTATACAATGCAGCTATTCGGTTTTACCATAACACGAGACGACGCAAAAGAAACACAACCATCTTTTGCTCCACCAAAAATAGATGATGGTGCTATTGAGATTGCACCAGGCGGTACTTACGGTACTTACTTTGATTTTGACGGTAAGACAAAAGACGAAGGCCAGTTAATCACAAGATATCGTGATATGTCTGTCACTGCGGAATGTGACGCAGCAATTCAAGATATTGTTAACGAAGCCATTGTAGTCAGTGACGACGGTGATATTCTCGAAATTAATGTCGAAAAAGTAGATCAACCAAATAAAGTTAAGAATGATATTCGCGAAGCCTTTGCAGAAATACTAAGACAATTAGATTTCAATAAAAAGGCTCATGACATTTTCAAGAAATGGTATGTCGATGGTCGCATGTACTACCATATCATTGTTGATATTGAAAAACCAACCGATGGTATTAAAGAACTTAGATACATTGATCCTCGTCGTATTAAAAAGGTTCGTGAACCAATTCGCGAAAAAGACCCTAAGACTGGTGTGGTCGTAAATAAGGGTTATAAAGAATACTACATTTACAATCAAAAGGGTGTTTACAATAATCACTCTACACAAGGTGTAAAGATTGCAGCCGATTCTATCGCTTATACTCACTCAGGTATTACAGACGGAAAAACAAGCACTGTATATTCACACCTACAAAAGGCTGCAAAACCACTCAATCAGCTTCGCGTTCTTGAAGATTCAATCGTAATCTATCGCCTTGTTCGCGCACCAGAAAGACGAATTTTCTACATTGATGTTGGTAATTTACCTAAGATGAAGGCCGAACAATATCTACGCGATATGATGGTCAAACATAAGAACAAGCTTGTATATGATTCTGCGACTGGTGAAGTCAGAGACGACCGCAGACATATGACTATGTTAGAAGATTTCTGGTTACCTCGTCGTGAAGGTGGTCGTGGTACAGAAATTACGACACTACCTGGCGGACAAAACCTTGGTGAGATTGAAGATGTTGAATACTTCCGTCGTAAACTATACAAGTCATTGAATGTACCTTTCACTCGACTTGATGTAGAAAACAGTGTATTTAACATTGGTCGTTCACAAGAAATTACAAGAGACGAAATTAAATTCAGTAAGTTTGTTGATAGACTGCGTAACCAATTTGCGACATTATTTAACAATCTTCTTGAAATACAATTAACGCTTACAAAGAAAATTAAGCGCGAAGATTGGGAGATGATTCGTCAACAAATTGATTATGATTTTCAAAATGACAACCATTTCACCGAACTGAAAGAAGCTGAACTGTTAAAAGAAAGACTGGCACTTGTAGATCAAATCGATCAATATGTCGGTCGTTACTTCTCATTAGATTATGTTCGCCGTCAAGTATTAAGAATGAGCGAAGAAGATATTGCGTTTATAGATAAACAAATGAATAAAGAAGGCGAAGAAGTTGTAGCACCACAAACACAACAACAACAACTTTCAGTGCAACAACAGCAACAAGAACTTGAAATGCAAGCTCAACAGGCCCAACAACCACAACAACAGAAAGAAGAACTAACTTATGAGGAACGTGAATTAATGGAAAGTATGACTCGCTTTATGGACTCTATGACGGACGAAGATTGATATGAAAATACAGGAAGCGAAGTTGTTTGCTTCCGTTCTTGCGGTTGTTAAACAACAAACACAGAAACTCACAGAAGATATATTAGAAAAAGTTAATATCATCGAAGGACCTTCTGGTCCAAAAGGTGATGCTGGTGAGAAAGGAGATAAAGGTGATACAGGAGCTAGGGGCGCTCGTGGTTCCAGGGGTGAGAAGGGACTACAGGGTGAAACCGGATTACAAGGTGAACAAGGTCCAATCGGCGAGCAAGGCCCAGCTGGAGAACAAGGCCTTCAGGGAGAACCAGGCGAAAAAGGAGAACCAGGCTTACTTGGCGAACAAGGAGAAATTGGACCAAGAGGTCCTCAGGGTTTACAAGGAGAACGGGGAGATCGAGGAGCACCTGGTCGAGACGGTAAAAATGGATCTGATGGTGTAAAAGGAGACAAAGGCGATAAGGGTCCGAAAGGTGATAAAGGAGATCCTGGTAAACAAGGTCCAAAAGGCGAACGAGGATTAAAGGGCGATAAGGGTCCGAAGGGCGACAAAGGTGACAAAGGTTCACAAGGTAAGATAGGACCAAAAGGCGCCAAGGGTGCGAAAGGTGACAGAGGACCAGCAGGTAAAGATGGTAAGAATGGTTCTGACGCTGAAGTAACAAAACTTAAAAAAGACTTTGATACCTATAAAAGAATACTCGGACAACAACTAGAATCGCTCGGCGGTGGTGGTTCTGTAAACATTCTTGACATGGACGATGTTGTTTTCAATTATCCAAGTCAATTGGCCAACAATGATATATTAATTTTTGACCAAAATGTTCAGAAATTTACTGCGCTTAACATAGTAGATATTATAAATAATATAAAAATTGAGTTAGAAATGCAATACGACAAGCTTATTGACGAACAAGTTTCTGGTAGCACAACCTATACTTACATAGGTGAAGCATCGCCAGGCGGACAAGCAGCAAATGCTGTTTGGAGAATTAAACGAGTTGGTGAATATGCAAATAACTTGACTGAAATACTCTGGGCTAATGATACTGATGCATTTGATAAAGTATGGGATGATAGAGTAACTTATACTTACGACAAATAACGGAGAAAATAAATGCCAACTATTACAGATCCATCGTTTCTTTCTCAGGGTAATACTACCTCGACGTATACAAATACAACAACATTGAGAATACAAAAAACCGCAGCAGATTCAACTACAGGAACACTAACATTTGTCGGCGGTACTGCTATTAATGTTTCTCAATTTGATTACTTTGAATTAAGAACTTCTAACAATGCGCTTGCAAATAATAACGGACTATATCAAGTTAATTCAGGTACAGGTCCATGGAACGTCACCAAAATTGCTGGTACTGACGGTGCTTTGGCAAATACAAATGTTGGTGGAGATATAACGTTCACAGTTTTTGGAAGTGACGCTGTTGCAGGTAACACTACACCGGGTACGGGGCTTGTTGAAGCAGCAACTGGTAAATCAGTTTATTTTGATCCTTATCAAAAGAAAATTTGGTTGATTAATCAAGGTAATGTCACTGATGAAGGTGTTACCTTACAAGCACTTTATTCTTTTGCTAAAGAAGAATGGAAAAATGATCCAGACCTAATTAAATACGATTTTCCATTTACAGCTATTACACCAGAACAGTTTGAAATTGGTTCTGGTACTTCTACTGGATGGCAACTGTTTGCTAACACAATAACGACAACAACAACCTTTGATGGTGTTGATGGAAATGGCCGTAAAACAAGAGAACTCATTCGAACAGGAGGTTGGTCAGAGTTTGATCTCGATGGAACAACTCTTCTTCGTCAATATGCTGGTGTCATTTCACTTGGTACATTTGATAATGATAATGACCTTGCTTATTATCAACAAGGTAATGATCCAACAGACGCTACGGCTTCTGAAAACTTTGTCTTTACTGGTCCAGTAAACGAAGGTGTTTTAACATACGATTTGATACATCCAGATACTACTGCAACTGGTACAATTTCTTATCCACACTCAAACACAATTCAGCGTACTACTGGTGACTGGACAGCAGAAGGTTTCCAAGTAGGTGGACAAATCACTATTGTTACTTCAGATGAATCTACACATGTTGGTACATTTGAAATTGAATCTCTAACTGCTACAGACCTTGAAGTAACAACAGACCCATTTAACACTGCCGAAACCGATGATGAAGCTTATACAGCTGCTTGGGACAATAGAAATAGATTGAAACTATTCCTTCGTGCCAACAGTACAGTATCAGTATCTAAATCATATGATTCTGGTACATTGGCCGATATCGGTGTTACCACACTCTCAAACCAAGTATATCGTTTTCCTTTAACAAACGCTTCAGATGTTGTTGTTGATAACGTGGATACAGCAGAAGGTGCTGGTAGTGCATGGTTCGATACTGTACCGTTTAAAGCAGAAACTAAAGATAATATTACAGTACAATATTTCTATACCGCTTTTAAAGCGCGTGTGAATGAACAACAAGACCCGCCAGCACTTCAAGAATTTGGAATTGTTATTAACAACGGTTCTTATTCTGGCGTAGATGGTTCAATAACACCTTCAACAACCTTTACATCAAATAAATCTATATTTGATGATCGTTTTAATTCTGGTAAATTATATATTACAACAGGTACTGCTAATACATATGATCAACAAACATCTGGATATACAATTGTTGATATTCCGACTCCTCAAACATTGACAGTTTCGCCGGCTTTCACAACTACTGAAAGCGATCTCTCTTTCTATATTACTCCTTCAACGGCAAATAGTTCATCGTTTGAAATTCCTGCGACAATTCAAGAGATTTATGCTTCTATTCAGTATCAATTGCGTGAGGATTCAGACATTGATGCAACAGGCAATACTGTTATTGGTCGTACAGCTGATGAACTTCTAACTTTCGTTGGTACTGATGCTGTAACTACAGGTTCGACCAGTTCGCCACCAAGCAATCCAAATGGCGGTGGTTCTGGTGTTTTCATTGCAAACTATGCCGAATCTGACACTAACAAAATTACGGTAGTGACAAATGCTGGAGTTGAAGATAACTTCCCAACTGTTGTAACACTTACCTTGAGTTTTAATGAAAACTTAACTGAAGATCAAATTGACGGCGGCAGTGTAGATTATTCTCAATTCTGGTTATTCTTCCAATATGGAAAACGCAGAACAGGCGCTTTTGTTGTCGGCGCACCTACTAATAATACATCTACAATTACTCTTTCCGGTGCATTCGCCTTGGATAACGGAACTACACAATTACAAGTAAATGATTATCTAAAGTTTTCAGGATTTACTAACGATGTGAACAATGGTCTTTGGAAACTTCTCTCTCGCGATAGTGATAACCAAATCACTGCGGTAAAAGTAGACGGTTTAGTTCCAACAGGAGAAACAGCACCAGTAACTGCTAATATCGATGAAGGTGCTATTGATACTCCTAATGCTATTATTGTAGATAATAATTTGAATGCTGATATTGCTGGAGATGTTGATGGGACAACAAAATCGTTCTCATATGCTTATACGACAAATCAACAAGGACCGAAACCGACGGAACAAGTAACACCAGTTATTGTTAGAGCAATTGGTCTTGAAGCCGGCCAGTTTGTAGAAACTGCACCTTCAGATCTCGGCGCAGAAAACTTAACCATTTCTGTAACATCTGGTCTTGAAAGAAACTACTCAAATCCATAATAAGGAGTGAAATATGACTATGAAGGTATCATTAGAACAGGCGGCTTCCATTCTTGGTAAGTCGTCGGATGAGGTGATGTACTTAGTGCAGACCCAAAAAATCACGGCGGGTGTCGATCCAGACACCCTTTCGTGGAACTTCGAGCTCGATAAATTGTTGTCTTTGAAAACTCAGTTAGATGAGGGCGTGCAATCTGATCCACAGTTTTTAGCGGAGTGAGATTGTGGGTATCGACAATAGAACCGAATTAAATGACTGTGAAGCAGATGCTGGATGGAATGGAACTGATAATCCAGATTTAGATAATGACGCTGGTTTTTATTATGAAGGCGCCGGAGCTATGGCTGCACAGTTTTCTAATTCTCAGGAATATATTATTGTCGGAGAAAATTCCGCCGGAACTGCTTTGAATGAAGATTTGTCGGATTCTACTGTTTGGTTATTAGTAAAGGACAATCTTGCCGAAACACAGGTTAACGGAGGATTTCAAATTGTACTCGCCAATGGCACAGGAGGCGCTTCTGCTATAATAGGATTTTATGTTGGCGGATATGATAATCCTGGATTAAATTTAGGAAAATTTTATAACTGTATTCGATTAGATGTTAGTAATATAAGCGCCTTTTCTTCTTTTGCACATAATGGAACCCTAGGTGGATTAAACACGGCCACAATAACTGACATTGGTTACGGCAGTGTACACATTGCCACTGCTAGAGGTAATATTAATAACCTTTGGGTCGATAGAATAACAACTATAGCAAATGGAAGTTATGCCCTTACGGCTAATGGCGGTTCTGTTAGCACACCTCTTAATATGAACACTTTATACGAAGACGATGAGTTAGAATCTAATGGTTGGGGAATTGTAAGTAAAGGCGCCGGCTCTTCATATACAATTTATGCTTCTACACAATTCGGAGATACAGGAACAGGAGATTCTTATTTCGAAGAAAACAATTCACAAATATTCTTAGACGGTACTGGAATTGGATCTACTCATTTCATTTTTAGAGTTATAGGAAATTCTACCGGAACAAATTCCTTTGTATTAGACAACACTCTATTCGTGGGAACTGGAGAAGGAGCTATTTGGGATTTCACAGATACAAATTTCGACATTTTGAAATTAACAGGAACACAATTTGTCGATAACGGAACAATAAATTTTCCTGTCGCGAGTACAGGAAATAAATTTGTTAACACAAGCAGTTTCATAGGATGTGGTCAAATAGACTTTTCCACAATTAACGCTGATGATATTACGATAAAAAATAATTCCGATTCGGCCACAGGAGCAATGTTATTAGATACTGACGGCCAAACAACCAACCAGACAAATTTTACATTTGAAAGTGGAGGAACCGGCCATGGTGTTTATATAACAGCACCAGGAACATATGGATTATCGAATTGGAATTTTTCAGGATACAGTACTGCTGATCCAGGAGATAATTTAGTATCTTCTTCTGGTTCTACTGATGCTATGGTATACAATAATTCAGGCGGTGCGGTGCAATTAAATGTTAGCGGTGGAATAGGTGGCAATATAACCATTAGAAACGGAGCTAGTGCTACAACAACCGTCGTTGCGACTATTAATATAACTATAACCAACATTGTTACTGGTTCTGAGGTAAGAATGTATGATTTTACAGGAGGAGTAGTAGGTGATGAAGAGTTGGGTGGAAATACGAATGCGTTTTTAGAGTCTATAACAGGAACATCGGTAACATTTAGTACAGTGCCTCAAAAGGACTATTTAATCAAGATAGTTAATCCTGAATATGTCATATTGAGAGTAGAAATTCCTTCAACTGGTGATGATGTGACACAAAAAATCACACAAGTTATCGACAGAGTTTTCGATAATCCTTGATTATAAATATATGAATAAATATTTTAAAACAGAATTCGGAGTAAAGTAAATGGCAGGTGAACGCAAATATACAAGAATACCACCTGAAAGCACTGGTGATAGAATCTATATGATTCATACCGCAATTATAAATTATGACGGTAAAGATGTTTCCCATACATGGAAAGTCGGTGACATGTACACCGTTTCGGGTAATGGAGGCCAGACGTTCACATTTCATCTCCACGGTGTTTACGAAACAAACAGTACAACAGGTAGACTTTATGTTCATTACAATGAGCAAGCAAGAGAGGAAGGTTATACTGCTTCTGATGATCAATCGATACAATATGACACGGACAATGATGGTAATCTAGATGTAGTTGCGACAGTAAATGCTGACTCTACGGATATGTATATACCCACACAAAATATCATGGGGTATGACAATCCAGAATATGGACTGAATATAGATCTCTTTGGATCGGCACAAGTCACATTCAAAGAAGGAGCACCACAAGCAACTGGCATGGGGTTGTTAAAAGTCTCAGATGCTAAATTGTTAGCCTCATATGATTTCTCTAAATCAAATTTAGTGACTCAATTTGTAAATTCAAGAGAAGGTGGCAGCGATGTTAGTAATACATGGGATCCTACAGTCAGAGGCGTTAAACTAGCAGTAGGAACAACACAAGGTGATCGTGTTACACAAACATCAAATCTTTTTCATTCTTACGAAGAGGGTGCATCATTATTATTTGTGATGAGTGCTAGATCCGGAGATGTTGGTAAACAGTTTGTGGCAAGAAATTGGGGCGCCTTTGACGCTACAGATGGTTTCTTTTTTCAAATAAAAGGTTCTGATGATGCCCCAGGTGGCCGAACAACTCCAACCGATCCTGTCGGAACAGGTCCAGGATCGGCTCTTCGTATTGTTCATCGTTTTACATTCGACGGAGTAACAAAAAATCACGAAATTCTACAAAAAGAATGGAATAAAGATACACTATTAGGAACTGGTGGAGGTTCTAATCCTTCAGGAATGCAAATTGATGTTACAAAAATTAATACTTATTGGATAGATTATCAGTTTATAGGTGGCGGCAGAACTCGTTGGGGAGTATTTTACCAAGGCAATCGTATTGTTTGCCATGAAATGTATCATCATAATGGTATTGGTATAGGAACACAGTTTACTCATCCTATTTCAAATGCTAATAGACCAGTATGTTGGGCTATAGCAAATTATGGTACAAGTGGTAGTTCATCAGAGTTTTATGCATTTGGTGCTGGAGTTTACATCGAAACAACTACAGATCCTTTGAAGGCAGCTCGACCAGTTTCGATAGATATTCAGACAAAAATGTGGGGTGAACCAGAATCTCAACCTTACTGGAGAACAAAACAGTCTAAAAATGGATCTAATACTGCGTTTCCATCACTATTACAGTCTGGTAGTTATTCATCATCAAGTTCGACACAATATCAAATGTCGTTATCACCTGATCAATTTTTATTAAATCCTGATGGCACAGAAGGTGACGAAAACCACACAATTTATCAACCTATAATATTTGATATTTCTAATCATAACATTAGTGATGGAAGCAAAAAATTATCTGAAGCAAGAGTCTTTTACGGATGTGTAATGCGTGGAGTAGAATATCAATCTAATCGACCAAGTACTCCTAGCGTTTCTTATGAATTGGAAGGAGATCATTTAGCACATATAATAGAACTTGGTCGTTCTACAGTTGACGGTAATTTAGTATTTGATTACAGCAAATTAACCGATAACGAACAGTATGGTACGGTAAATAATCTTTCAGATCAACCTTTCTCTAGGGCCCTTCAACCTCTTACAAACTGGACAAGCACATCAGACAAATATACTACAGGTAATGAAAGAGTTTTGATAACTGTTGGACCAGATCCAAGATATGGTGAAAGTAAATTTAGTATTTTTGCAGATAAACAACCAATTGTTGTTCGTGAATATGATGGAGACCAAGATGTTGCAACTGTACTAGGTACAACATTTACAGGAAAAACTGCTGGCGGAACTGGATATGCTAGTGTAGATAAACAAGACAATCCTAATGACTGGCACTATTTATCTTTAGTCACTAGAAGTGAAGCATGGTTGTATGACAGTATTGCTGACATTGACGATGATAGATTAACTCGTGTGCTTACAGTAAGCGACTGTACTTCGCTAAATCTTGGTCAAAAACTTACAGTTACTACAGGTTCACATACCGCATTTATTATGAAAATTGATGTTGATACAGCTGGCGCTATTGCTGTTACCGCAGCCACTACCGCCGAATATCAAATCGTAACACGAGGTACAACCGACTTCACAGCAATTGGCGCACCTGATAATAATCCTGGTACAATCTTTACCGCAACAGGTGCAGGTACAGGAACGGGCACATTAGTTAGAACAAACACAACAGGTACAGTCGCAATCTGCGGTAGAAGTTCTGCACAAATAAATTACTTGGGTGCCTTTACTACAGATGGTGGAGGTGCTGGGACAATCACAGTCAATGGTACAGACGATAGCATAGCAAAAGATTACTGGACTTCAATTAATGCACTACAATACGATGTAGATTTAGGTATGGGCGCAGATGTAGATTTAAGTAATACTACTGGCCCAGCATATACTGGACTAGCACTTTACGGCGGTCCTCATCCTCGTGCAGCATGGACATTTATGATTAAACATAAAGATAATACTAACGAAGATGGTGATGGTGATATTGGCCCAGTTTACGAAAACAGTAGAAATAACTGGAACATCTTCTGGCGCGAAAGAGAACAATAGTTGAATGCCTTCTTTAACCTTTAACTACGGTAATTGGCAGTTTTGGGGAGACTACAATCCTCCTCTATACCTTGGTGAACAAAAAGTCACCTTTGACGGTCTTAATAAACTTATTTTAGTTAATGAAGGTGTGACTGAATTAGATTTTCGTGTTGATGTTTATTCTGCATGGAAAGAATGGATACAAGATCCTAATCAGATAAATGCAAAATGGGAAAAGGCTCTAGATGTAATTGGTGGTGACCCACTTCCTGGTGACCGTGTTCTTGGTACTACATTCTTCCTAGAAAACGGTTGGCGTATGCGTACATGGGAAGGCAATCATTCTCTTACAGTTACAGGTAATGTGTTTACTCGTGAAGGTGAACCCATTTTTGTGCCAACATTAGATCCATGGACAATTACAATTAACTTGAACACATCTACACTGGTAGAAACAATACTACCAGCACTATCACTCGGTTCTGATGATATTGCTGGTATTGCTGATGCGGTCTGGGCTGAAGTACTTTCTGGTACCGCAGCAGGCACAAGACTTGTTGAACTGGCTGATGCCGTTGCTGCATCAAATACATCATTGACAGCAACAGAAGTTTGGAGTTATATCATCGACACTGGTAAGAATCAAGCTGCTGGCGATAAACTTAAAAAGATTGCGACAAAAACACAAGACTTGGCGTTATCTTAATTTTTATAAATAGATTAATAGATATTTAAATAGGAGTATTACAATGTCAACTAAAGAAGCACTTGAAGCACTTATCGGCGGACAGGCCTTTGAGTTTCGTTCAAAGATTGAAGATGAACTTGCTGCTCGTTCATTAGAGGCGATTCAAACAAAAAGATTTGAAGTTGGCGCTTCTATGTTCGGTGATGAGGTCGTCGAAGAAGAGGTCGTTGAAGAAGAAGTCGAAGAGCTCGATGAACTGTCATCAGATACATTGCGTAATTATGAAAGAAAGGCGACCTTGTATAACTTTAAAAGAAAGGGTGATCCAGAAAAAAGAAAGAAAAGAAGCGATATGATTAAGTTGGCAGGATATAAGAACACAAGAAATACATTAGGTCCTACTACAAGCTTTAAAGAGAAATAAAAAATGAACTATCTAAAACTTATGTCAATTCTATCTGAAGCTGACGCTGATGAATACGGTGTTGCAACTCAGAAGAAAAAGAAAGACGAAAAAGACGATTATCATCGTTCAAAAGCCGATCAAGCATTTAAAGATATGCATAAGGTTGATGTTGCAACCGAAAAAGATTTTGAAACACTTGGTCCTATTACAACAAAACAACATGATGATCACAAAGGTAACCCATCTTCTATCAACATAGGTGATGCGACACAACAATCACCACTCAAGAAGTTTGATATGGGCGGTATCGGTAAATCATCTTATCGTAAGATTGATAAAACCGAAGGTCAGAAAGCCATGCCTAAAGTGGACGATGGTGCCACTAAAGTTTTGAGAATGAAAGAGGAAGCTGAAATTGATGAAGCGGTCGGAACTGCTGCTAAGTACGCACATAAAAAAGGTATTTTCGGCGGTAAGTATGGTGCAAAGGACCATTATCTGAATGTAAGTGATAAAACGGCGAAGAAGTATCAAGCACAACGCTCTGCACAAAGTAAAGCAGAACACGAAAAACAAGACCCTCGTATGGCTAAAAAAGGTTATACACAAAACATGGTAGACGCACAAAAAGCAAAGAAAAAAGCTAAAGAACGCGGCGTTACTATGCCAAAACTGAAAGGAGTCAACTACAGCGAAGAAGTTGAACAACTCGATGAACTGTCACCAAAGACATTGAACAGCTATGCTACAAAGGCACAACCAGATATTCGTAAACAATCTCTTGATGCAGCAAAAAGAAAGAGAAGAGCAAAAATGGTTGGTCTTGCTAGATTTAAAGCACTGAGAGGATCGAAATAATGGCTAGTGATATTACAGTAAGACAAAGTTCGGGTAGTCGTGGTTCTGGTATTGTCGTCATTCGTTCAGATGTTACTGGTGGTTTACTCTTGAATACGGCCGGCGCGGTCGAAGGTGCAAACGCTACCTCTTCTGAAACCGTCGCGAGTATGACTATTGCACATATTGCTTGGACAGGTGAATGGACTTTACAAAGAGGAGATGATGTGGTATTTTCAACTCCTAGTGGTTCATGGGGACAATACGATTTTGCGGATGAACAATTAAAATTAGAAACGGCCTCACAAGAAAGTGCGAATGTTATATTTACCGCTGGCGCTGGTGCTAATTCAATTATAATCAAAATGCACAAGAGATCGGGAGTAGCATAAAATGAAACTTATTACGGAAGTCTATGACCAAAACATAGAGTATCTTACCGAAGCTTCAGAAGACGGTAAGAAAAACTATTACATCGAAGGTGTATTCATGGAAGGCGATATTAAAAACAGAAATGGTCGCATGTATCCAATGCTTACGCTTGAAAACGAAATGAATCGTTACAACAATAACTTCGTAAAACAAAATCGTGCATACGGAGAACTTGGTCATCCAGACGGTCCTACTATCAATCTGGAAAGAGTTTCACACATGATTAAATCTCTTCGTAGAGAAGGTAATCAAATTATTGGTAAAGCAAAAATTATGGAAACACCTATGGGTTCTATTGTAAAGAATCTGATGGACGAAGGTGCCAAACTAGGTGTTTCTTCAAGAGGTATGGGATCACTTGTACAAAAGAATGGTTTAAACGAAGTACAAGATGATTTCATGCTTGCAACGGCTGCGGACATTGTTGCAGATCCATCTGCACCAAATGCGTTTGTAGAGGGTATTATGGAAGGTGTTGAGTTCTATTACGATTCAGATAGAAAAACCTGGATGTCAGAACAAATTAAGCATGAAGTTAAAAAGATGAGTGTGAAAGAACTGGAAGAACAAAAACTTTTTCTATTCAAACGTTTCATCAATAATTTGTAAATTTTAAATATTATAAATAAGTAATAAATTGTAAATTATTCTCAATAATCAAGGAGAACAAACATGTCTGATTACGAAAACTATGAAGATGAAAACATTGATGAACTTGCAGAAGTAAAGGCATCAATGGGAGATCCATCTGAAGTAGCAGATCCAGTAACAAAAGGCGATAATAAGTCTAAGGTTGCCATGAAGGGTTCTGCAAAGGCTGCTAAGGTAAAAGGTGTAGAAGATAAAGAAGATGCATTTTCTACAAATCTTCCTGTGCAAGAAAGCAAGTTTGGTATGTTGAATGCCATGATTGCTGAAATGCAAAGAATGTCTCGCGAAGAAGTAGAAGAAATTTATGCTGCTTTTGCTGAAGGCGCAGAAATGGACGACGAAGATTACGAAGCTTCTGATGAAGAACCAGTATATTCCTTCAATGCAGAACAAGAAGTTGCTTCTATCTTTAACGGTCAAGAGCTGACCGAAGAAGGTATGAGTAAAGCAGCTACTATCTTCGAAGCTGCTGTCGCATCAAAAGTCAACGAAGAAGTTGAAGCATTTGTTGCAGCTGCTGCTGAAGAGCTAGAAGAAGAAAGAATGTCTGTTGTTGGTACTCTTGAAGAGCAAGTAAGTTCATACCTCGATTATGTAGTTAACGAGTGGATTGAACAAAACGAACTTGCTGTAGAACAAGGTATCAAGAACGATGTAGTAGAAGATTTTATGGAGTCAATGAAGACTTTATTTGTTGAGCATTACATTGAAGTACCAGAAGAGAAGCAAGATGTTGTTGAGCAATTGATGGCTCGTGTTGCTGATCTAGAAGAAAGCCTGGATGTTGTCATGGAAGAAAACTTTGAAATGAATGATCTTATTGCTGATACAGCAAAGAATGCAATTTTCGCTGACGTTGCAGAAGATATGATCGGAACTGATGCGGAAAAACTGCGTGAATTTGCAGAATCAATTGAGTCAAATGACGCTGAAGATTTTCAAGCAAAACTTGAAACTCTGAAAGAACATTATTTTGGTTCTGAAACTGCAAGTCCTACATCTTCGGTTATTTTAAACGAAGATGCTGATCCATATGTAGAACAAGAAGAACTTTCAGAAGCTGTTGCTCCTGAAATGAGATCTTATATGGATGCTATTTCTAGAACCATCAAAAAGTAAGTTTTTATAAATAATATAACATTGAATAAAAAGATAAAACCTCAACAAGGAGAAAACAATGTCTGTTAATACTTTAGTAGAAAAGTGGCAACCAGTTCTGGAACACCCAGACCTGCCAAAAATTGAAAATACTCATAAAAGAGAAGTTGTTGCACAGCTTTTAGAAAACCAACAACATGATGCAATGCAAAATATGTCAGGTGGATACCAAACACCTACTCTGTTGGGAGAAACTCCAACAAACGCTTTCGGTAATGCTGGCGGTGACGGTACTGCTACCGGTCAGGTAGATGTATTCGATCCAGTTCTGATCTCTCTAATTCGTCGTGCTGCCCCTCAAATGATCGCATACGACATTTGTGGTGTTCAACCAATGACAGGTCCAACTGGACTTATCTTTGCAATGCATTCGCAGTACGCAGACGATGGTACCTCTAAGCAATCCGCTGCTAACGAAGCAAATCGTACCGAAGCATTCTTTAACGAGGCTGATACAAACATTTCTGCTTCTTCTAACAATGCTATTGGCGGAGTTACTTCACAAGGCGGTGTCTTCGGTGATGGTACAGCATCTTCTGAAACAGATCCAACAACAAGAACTTCTACATACGCAGTTCGTCAAGCAATGGATACAGCTGATGCAGAAGCTTTAGGAACTGATGGAAACGCATTCTCGGAAATGGCATTCTCAATTGAGAAAGTTTCTGTTGTTGCTCGTTCTCGTGCCCTGAAAGCTGAGTACACAATGGAACTGGCTCAAGATCTGAAAGCAGTTCACGGTCTTGACGCAGAACAAGAACTTTCGAACATTCTGTCAACTGAAATTCTTGCTGAAATCAATCGTGAAGTCGTTCGTAGTGTAAACATTGTTGCTAAAGACGGCGCACAAGAAAACGTTGCTACTCAAGGCACATTTGACCTTGACGTTGATGCAAATGGTCGTTGGTCTGTTGAACGATTCAAAGGTCTGATGTTCCAACTGGAACGTGAAGCTAACGCGATTGCAAAAGCAACTCGTAGAGGTAAAGGTAACCTGATCATCTGTTCATCTGACGTTGCTTCTGCACTTCAAATGGCTGGTGTTCTTGATTATACACCTGCTCTTACAAATAGTCTGAGTGTGGACGACACAGGTAACACATTTGTTGGTGTTCTTAACGGTCGTTTCAAAGTCTACATTGATCCTTACTTCGCTTCATCTACTGGTCTTCAGTATGTAAACGTTGGTTATAAAGGCTCAAATCCTTTTGATGCTGGTATTTTCTACTGCCCATACGTTCCGCTGCAAATGGTTCGTGCAATCGGTGAAGATACTTTCCAACCTAAGATTGGATTCAAGACTCGCTACGGCATGGTCGCAAATCCATTCTCGAAAGGTGCTAACGGCCGTTTGACTACTCCTACTGACAACCAGTTGGAGAAACGCGCAAACGAATACTACCGTTTATTCGCTGTAAAGAACCTGATGTAAGAAAAAGATCTCTTTTAAGAGACACTTTTAAGGGGTGCTTCGGCACCCCTTTTTTTGTTTATAAATAGTTAAAAAATGGATATAAACTATGTCTGAAATTACCGCAAACAAAAACTTTCTTTCACCACTAGGCTTTAGGTTTGTTCTTCAACGAGCACCTAATCTAGAATTCTTTTGTCAAGAATTTACATTACCGGAAATATCAATTGAAGATGTTACTCAAGAGTCACCAAATCTAAGGTTGTATTATCCTGGTACAAAAATGGAATATGCACCTCTCAATGTAGAATTTATTGTTGATGAAGATTTATCAAATTATAAAGAAATACAAGAGTGGTTATTTGGTCTAGGTTCTCCACAAAAAACTCAACAATTTCAAAATCTGAGACAACAGGAGGTTATAGGTG